AATTATTTCTCACTTCTGTGGGCATTAACTATAACCCATTTAAAATCTCTAAAACTCTTAGGAAGTATATCAGGAATGTAGCCGGTTTTCCATAGGCAATATGGAAAACTTACTTGATCTTGGTAGGACCAAGTCAAATTCTGCTGATGCCAAAGCTCACCAAGTTCTTTTACCTTTTCATTAGTCATATCTCTTGCCGAAAAACCACATTCGTAAAGGCCGAAGTTTTCTGGAAAATTTTCTGATTTATAAAAAGCTACTTGTTCATCTAAAGGTTCATTAGCGTATTTTAATGGCCTTATTGTGGCTTCTCCATAGGCACAAAAGCGATTATCAAAATGAGGAGAAACAACAAATCCATTATTCATATACGAAAGAACTTCTTCTACAAAGTTATGATTTTTTATTGTCATACTTCCATCGATCCAAACCATATATTTATAGTTTAATAGTTCTGGTATTGAGTGAGGATTTAACTTTGGTCTTTTAGATCTTCTTCTACTGTCCAAGTTCTCGTCTCCTAAGATAATTTCTTTCCAAGGACTTGTTATTGGAAAATTTGATTTTCCGTCTGTAAAATAAATAAAATCAACTCCATCTATTTTTTGAGTAGTCGGAATACCATATTCATATGAACCGCAAACAGCAGTACACAGCACAGTGTTTCCTTTCCAGTCGGCGACCATGATTATCTGTAATTTTCTCTAATTGGGTAGGGCATTGTTTTTAGTATTCTGTCTGTATGTGTTACGCATAATGGGTGAAATATCTCGCACAATATTTCTGCCCAGCGAATTGGATAATTGGTCACTACTGTATCAGCGGCTTCTCTGGTTTTGGTAGCCGGATTTTTCAATAAAGATTCTAAATAATAATCCATTTTTTCAATCATTTGACTGTACCAATACGACGTAAAAACAGTATATGGCTTGAAGATAAAAAGGTCTGCTGAAATCATCTTATCCCAATGATCACCATATTCTTTTCTTATAACTAAAGGAGTGCTTAAAGGGCCCTCGTCTTCTGGTGCCCCTACGCCAAAATAATATCCTTTATTAAGGTCATCAAAATATGGATTCCAGTTCCAATCGCATGGCTTAATGTCCGAGTATCCTCCACCATAATGATGCATCATATAGCAGCGCATGTAGTCCGCTTTGTGCACATCGGATAAACTATCAAAACCTTGATGAAGTGGATGTTCTTTTAGAGCAAAAGATTGTAAATTGTCATTTGTGATCAAAGATACTTCTACTCCAGAATTATCTTTTAACGAATTTAAACCAACGATTCTATTAGAATTCATCTCCAGATCCTTGCCAACCCAAACGCAATATATTTTTCTATTAATCATTTTCAAATTGCGTGGTTATAATGTGGCCGTTCATTTGGTCTTTTGGTGGAAGTTCTTTACGCACCAACATTCTTTGAACCCATCTATCTGTGCCGTCGTATCTTGGCTGAAATGGTTTTCTTCCATGTATTGTTTTGTTATTGTCTATTATTAATAGATCACCAGTTTTTAACACGACTTCCTTAATGCATTTCGATATCGCTTCCTTCAACTTGTCCATGGCCATGCTAGCGAGAACGTTCATTGGCTTCATTAGATCTTCGTCGTACAAAAAATTATATTCATTATTATTTATTTTTTTAAGTATGGGCAGAGTGGTTTGTTTATAGGTTTTATCGGGACTCCTAAAACTCTTGTCTACACCAGTAGAATATACTGGATCTAACAAATAAGATATCATTTCGTTATCAAGAAGTCTTACTACGTCTTCTACATTTGCGTACGTAGTTACTGCTTCGGGATCACCTCTTAAGCATAAAAGCATTACATAATCGGGCTTGTATGGATGGAATGCAGTTTCGGTATGAAGGGCCAATTGAACCTTTGAAGATGTAGAAATTTGTTCATATTCCGTTTTATGAACTGGCAATATATTCTGCACCAAAGCGCCTGATTGTTCTTGGGCAAAGCTTATTGGGTATCCTAAATCTAAAGCGTGCAATAAAAGCGTTTGGCGTGCGGTGTCTAAGAGCGGGCTATTGAAATAGGGTTGTGCGGGTGTGCGAGGAATGTCGCCAATATCAACGTTAGTAAATAATTTTATACCCATACATATCTATTATAGCAGACATTTCAAGATCAAGAAATGTAATTTTTGCAGATCTTGTGGCTGAATACTGAATACGTATTCTTTGTCGCCAGCTTTTATGGTCACACAATGTATGTTAAGAAGATCGCCATTTGATGTTATTGATGGAGTTGGCTTGGATATGGTTACGTCCGTTATGGACGGCATAAAGCCGTCAAAAACACCATCTTCATTCATGATAAGTTATACCAAAGTCTATTTCTTTTTTTTCTTTTTAAAAGTAGAAACGTTTTTTGGAGCTTGTCCCTTGACGCCTTTTTTCGCGGCTCCTTGAGACCTCTTCCTTTTAACTGCGCTTCTTCTTTGGGCCGCGGTCATGGAGTTTGCTTTTGCGGCAGGCACACACTTTGCGTATCCTGAACCTCCAGACCCAGAGGTTCCACACGGCTGCCACTTGCCCTTCTTTTTTGGGGCCCCTATATTTACCCAGCGTTGGTTAAACCACTTTGTTAAACCAACACCTTTTGGGCCAGCCATTACTTTTTCTTTCTCTTGGCCTTCTTTGTGGAAACAGTTCTCCAGCCACCGCCCATAGACTTGTATTTTTTAACGGCCCAAGCATTAGCGTATGCGCTGGGATACACGTCAAACTTTGCTCTGGCTTGGGATTTAGCGCTAGACCATAGAGCTGGCTTAGTTGGCTTGTTTACTTTTGTCACTACTTTTTCTTTCTCTTCCTATTAATTTTCTTTAAGGTCTTAGCAAGATTAGCCTGACGAACAGTAGTTGCACTGTATCTGCTTGGATTCTTTGTTACAGCTGCGGCCATGCCGGAGACTGACTTACCAGCTTTCTTTGCCTTTTTAGTAAAGGCACCTGGTCTTTTAATTGCTTTTTGAATCCACTTTTTATCTTTTTTTGCCGCCATGTTTCTTATCCTTTTTTCTTGGTTTAACAAATTCGCCAGTTTTAAATCTGGCGTCGTCTAAATCGAATGATCCAAATCCACGAAATGCACCGATTCCAACTTGGACATGATCGCTTAGGTGATCGTCAAGCTTGCTTTCTATATGAGCAACATCGCTGTCAATATCTTCAAGAGTATTTTTAATAATCTCTAATTTATTTGCTACGATGCCATGGTCTCTGGCGTTTTCTTTTCTACCTTTTTCAACTAAAACAACAAGCACTGATCCAACCACGCCAATCAGTGCTACAATTACCGCTTCCATGGCTAGAGACCTATGCCAAGATCGTCAAGGACTCTCTTGCCAGCTTTTGGTCCGTCACCGTAACCCTTGGACTTCTTGAATGCAACGACCGCCTCTGAAGTCTTGGGGCCAAACTGGCCATCTGGGTTACCCTTGTAAAATCCGCGTTCAGCCAATTCTTCTTGGAGCTTTGTTACTCTTGGGCCACTATCACCTGGATCGAGATCCCCGCCGTCGTCTTTGGCGGCAGGGGCTTCGACTGCTGCGGTGGGTGCAGCCGAAGCCACCACGCCTGATGGCTTTTGAATGTTGTTCTTAGCCATATATTCTGCTACGGCATGGGGTGGGTTATCGCCTTCCGTATAGCGAAGGTGCCATGGTTCTTCTGGAACAACTTCCCAAGAAAAACCAAACTTACGAACGTTTGCAATAAGCCACTTCAAACGCTTTGGTTCACCAGCAGTATGAACATCAACGGCCAAACCGGTATTATGCTGAGAGGTCCCTGGCGCAGCAAGGCTGGCCAGTTTTGGATCTTTTTTATACCACTTTTTGCCTTCAAAGGTTCGTGTCGCGTTGGCATTGGGTTCGGTGGTGTAGCGTTGCTTGAAAGCGGTAAGTTGCGATTCGTATGTGCGGTAAGTATCCCCTGCCGAAACCGGCTTGAGTTCAATACCATCCGCCTTGGCGGCCTCGACCATTGCACCCCAAGCTGCGGCAGTAAGCCAGTGTAACTTGCCTCCGCCTGCAGCTGGACGCAACAATGATTCAGGAAGTTTTCCAGGCTGAATACCCTTCAGGTCAGCTGGCTGCTTTACCGGAACTACGATATCCCATTCTACTTTAGCCATGACAATTCTCCTTTTTTAAAAGATAAAATTACTTCTTCTTTTTCTTCTTTGCTATGGCGGCTTTTATGAAAGGAGGAAGTTTTTGCTGTCCCGGAGTAAGTCCAGACATTTTAGCTGAGCCTTTCTTAGCGGCTGGCTTTTTCTTTGCTATTTTCTTCTTGGCGGCCATTATCAGTAGCCCATCTTTTTCTTTGAAGACATCTTCTTCTTGCCGCCCATGGTCTTGGCTGGCTTCATCTTTTTACCAGTCATTTTCTTTGAACCATTCATTTTCTTTTTTGAATTCATCATAATATTCTCCTTGATGATTGATTAACTTATTAATTAGTAATTATATTATATTACCATTTAACTCTATCAGCCCAATACGCAGCGGACATCTTGCCTTTGCTAATATTTTTTGCATGACGAGCCTTGAAAGAACGACGACGAGCAGCATATGATTTTGATTCACCCTTTTTCTTTGGAGAACCAGAAACACCCTGCTGACCAAATCTGATTGTCTTTATCTGTTTTCCTGACTTAGCTACAACTATGTGAGACTTAGTCGGATGATTTGGTGTACGCTTTGGCTTATTGTAACCACTAACACCGAGCTCTTTTGAGTCTTGAGTCTTTTCCTTTTGCCATTTTTTTTCTTTCTTTTTACTTTTTTCTTAGATCTTTTCAAAGGCATTTCTATGCCCTTAACAAGATTGTTTGTTCCCATTCTAGGGCCAGATATATATATCTTACCCTTGAAGGCCATTACTTAGTCTTTTTTGCTGCCGGCTTTTTTGCTGCTGGCTTCTTTTTTGCTGGTGTTTTTTTTACGGCAGCGGTCACGTTTTCAACTTCTTTCTTGACCTCTTCTGTTACATTAACAACAGCTTCATCAATAGTGTCAGCCAAGACTTCGGCTTGATCAACTAGCTTTTCCATTACCGCATCTGGAACCATTGAAAGAGGAGAATTTTTTTTCTTCTTTTCGCCATTCAAGAATGCCGTTAATTTTGCAAGTAGCTTTTTAAGCATTGTTTTTACCTCGTATTTTTAGTTTGTAGTTTTAATAGTAACAGTATATTATATATAATAAAACCGAATAGATCAAGCTTTACCCTGCTGGGAATCTTTGATTAGGGTGTACCTATCCCCGGTCTCTTTTGAGACAACTGAAAAACCATAGGCGGCGGCCTCCTCTATTGCCTTAAGAAGGGCCTCTTTATCCTCCAGGGATACATTTATAAGGGGTAAGCTAATACCGGCGTAAATATCTATGTTTTCAAAATTACCTATGTTTATTTTTCTATTTACGCCACAAACCAAAACCGGGCTAGCAGACAATGTAACCCCGGGATTTGAGTTAACAGACTCAACCAACGGCGAACCAGTCGATTGCTCAAAGGCATTCTGTGTTATTTTAGGCATTCAATAGCTCCTCTGTTATTCCAAGTTTTTTTAATGTTTCTTCTGCTTGTTCTTCGAGCGTCATGTTATCGGTATTGATAATGGCACTGGCTATTTTCTTTACTTCCTCTATTCCATTTTCGGATGGATGAGAGGAATGCTCCTCGCTCATTAGTTTTCCATCTCTTTTTAAGAGGCGCTCATTTAATGTTTGCTGATCTGCTTCGTAGCAGACTACAAAACCATTCGGCTGCTTTAAAATGTGCTCAGCTTCATTCTTATACCTTACATCAGATATAATAACTGCCATAGGATTTGGCTCGCTGTCTTCCGGAAGATCTCTGACATAGTTCCTATATATTTTTGAAGACTTCATTATAGCCCACTTTGCAAAACAGTCTGGAGAATGCTTTCGACATATATCGCCCGCTGTCTGAAGAAAAGATCTGGGCTTTAGATATCTTGGCTCTATTTCCATTTCGTATATTTCCTTTACCATCGAAAACATTACATCGTAATCGGGAATTTCTCCAAGAGCCACACCACCGTACAAATCGTAAAGCGCATTGTGTATTGCGTACATCTTCCTATTTTTTTGATTAAATCCTTCAATGTTTCTTTTTATTGAAGCCATTTCATAAAGTGGAAGCGCATAAAATATATGATCCCATTTTAAGCCCAGCTTTGTCACTTCAATAGAACCCTTGGGGACTATGTGCTCTGCGACCGACGTTTTACCGCTTCCGGCTTTACCGGCTAAACCAATTATTATTGGCTGATTGTTTTTCATATCTACCATGCGCATAAGTATATCACATGTTCCTCTTTTTTTCTTCGAGCTGATTCAAGAACTCGCTAGCCAATCCGTCGGGCTCCCAGACAAATGCCCTTGGTACCTGCATAACCCTAAACTTATATTCACTTTTGATTTCTTCAACGGTCATCAATAACGGCATAAGCAAGGCGTTTTTGCATTTCCACTTTCCGTTTATTTGATTTGCAACCACGGCAGAATCTGTGTAAACGATTGGGTCAACAAAATCAGACATCGAGCATATTAAAAGACCTGCTATAACTGCCTCGTATTCTGCCTCGTTGTTAGTTCTTCTGCCAAGACCTCTGGCAAATTGAACTACTCTTTTTTTGTTTTTATAAACAACCACAGCGCAAGCTGCTTCCCCAAATCTTTTCTGACCCTGGCCTCTTGAGGCGCCGTCGCAAAAAACTTCTATATTCATCTTAGCTTAGTTTTACGTCGTACTTTACGTTGTTCTTTTCGGCCGTCTGTTTTAGACCCCTGTATTGCTTGGAGTTAGAAATTTGTATTGACGAACTCAACAAATATCTTTCGCCCTCAAGTTCTACCTGCATTGGGAAATCCAGTGTATTTCTTTTTTCTGAGTAAAATTCTTTTGGACTGTTAACACATTTATAGTGACCTACGAACATATATCTCCTTTAATAGGTTTGAAAATCGCTCTCAGAATAATAGCCTTTGGCTTCTCTAGCTGAGGCGACCTGCATTGACTGGACTTTGTCCATTAGCTTTCTAGCGGATTCCGAAGCTATTCTAGCAGAATTCTCCAGCGATTCAGCTAAGTTAACTATGGCCTCACAGGTTATCAGCGCAGAATATTCTGTTTCTGCTGCCTCCATAGCGGCAGCCTCTCTTTCCGCCTCGTTCTTTCCGACCCTAGAAGACTTGTATACTTTCTTGTATTTTCCTTCTATAATCTTATAATTTGCTCTTGCCATTCCGGCAAATCTTGCTGCTCTACCGTAGACATTCGATGTTCTGGCCACCAATGAGGCTAACTTATCTAAACCAAGATCTATTACATCTTCTTCTGGAATTTCCACAAAATAAGGGTTATCGGATCCTTTGGCTACGTAAGAATTTATTACTTCTTGTATTTGTGGATTTAAAAACTCAGACAAAAGTTCTTGAAGCTTTTCGATTCCTTGAAAATTCATGCTATTCCTTTGATAGTTTAAGTTCTCTTATTAGATCCTCTAGGTTTTCGCCTAGAATGATATCCTCTATTTTTTCTCTTATCTTAGACAGATGCTCTCTTACTGTATTGGGGTGTTCGTTTATCTTTTGGGATATTTCACTAGATTTTTTACCATCTACATACCTCCATTTTATCAGCTGTCTCTCTTGTACGGTAAGTTTATCGAAAGGTGCCATGACTCTTTCTCCGAGAACCCACATGTCGTCTATGAAATCTGTGTGCATTATTTGCTCAAAAGTATACTCTATCGGATCTGCTTTAAAGCCGACTTTGCTATTGGGATCGTCTTCATCAAAAGAATCGTCTGCCAAAAGCGGGAAAGTCTTTCTTCCTAATTGATCTATCAAAAACATATCTACGTTCTTTTTTAAAAGATAGAAAAAATAGCTGTATAAAAATCCGGCTAAAGGGAATTGGCCCTTTTGCCGAGTCTTTTCTTTCGTATCTTTTTATACACTGAAAGAAAGTCATGTTTACTGTCTGTCTTATGTCTTCTTCATTTCCATATCTTTTTGCCATGTACTGAATGCCGCCGCATAACTTCATTTATTTCTTTGAATGCTTTTTTGTTTATTTTGTTTTTCATCAAAGCAAATCTTACGTATGGATCTTTTATGAAAAGACCTATGAATCTTCTGACGTCATAGTCTGCAATGTTGTATCTGCCGTAGTAGAGAAGCGAAACATATTTAGTTAAAAAATTGTTGAAAACTTTCAACAGTTCTTCTTGAGCTTTAGAATTTCCGCTTTTTGCTTTTGCTATCAAATCCTGCATTTCAGATTCCTCAAGCGAATAATATTGTTCTTTGTAGGCGGCCATTATTTTCCTTCCCAATTCGTAACTAACGAACTGTATTCAGACCTTATGTCTTCATAGTAAATTACTTTTGGAACTGCGAGTTCGTCCATAAAATTGCAGGCTTCTTTTGAATACTTGCTTATGATACAAACTAACTTTTCAAACTCTTCTGGATAGTATCTTTTAAATCTTCTGAGTTTTATCTTACTTTTGTCATCTAGATATCCTTTTATTTCTATCCATTCGTCTGACTTGGTCAAATAAAAATCAGGAGTGTATCCCTTTGTGCCTCTTTTGATTGGAAAAGCAAATACAGTTGGTTCAAACTCAAACTTAATCTTGTAAGCATTTAGGATCCTGACAAAATTTGCTTCCCAATTAGATCTTACGTTTAAGTCAATGTCTTGCCTGTAACCAGTTTTGGTGTGCTTGTACGCGTTGCCTCTTGAGGAGTTTGATTTGCCCAATGAAGACGATATACTATCGTCCGTGATTTTTTTGCTAAAAAAGTTTGGAGACTTCAGCGAAGATCTTTCCGAAAAAAAGTCGCTGGAGTGGACAGACTCTGTTGCCATGATGTAACCTCTATCTTGTCGATATAACACTATAAATATTATAGTTCATAATCAATCAAAAAACAAACAAAGGAAAAGAAACATGGTTACTTTAAATCAAATCGTTGACATCTTCAAGCAGAATGTCAATCACACCGTCATTGAAAGCCTTCAAGAGGCCGGTTATGACAACGCAACTGCAACCAAGCTGGTAACTCAGTTTGAGGGTCTTGGCGTGGATGACCTGACATTTGAGTCAGACTCCGAATTCTAATATATTTTATAGTAAAATAAGACCCCTGGCAGAAATGCCAGGGGTTTTTTTATGCCCCTGCTGTTTTTTTATTTCTGAATACTCCGGGTAGGACATGCTCCTGATTTTGCATGTTCGCAGTAACTGCATATCCTTGAATTGCTTGTTGGCCTGAAAGAAATATCTTTTACAATTTCGTTAATCGAATTAATTATATTTAATTTTACATTTTCTATGTCTTCTCTTGAAAATGTGTGCCTTTTCCTTCTGCCAGATCTTAAGTAGTATAGCTCTGCTGTTATTTTTTTATCCGGAAAAATCAAAGACACTGCCAAGGCATACATTCCCAATTGAAGATTAGTTGGAACGTCTTTTTGTGCCACTTCCCACTTGCCTGTTTTATAATCAATAATTAAAACTTCGTCATCAAATAAATCTATTCTATCTATAAAACCTATTATATTATAATTTCCTAATACAAAATTAAATTCATACTCCTTATCAAAAACCCTGAAAGTAGATCCCTCATTTTGATCATAAAATTCATCTAGTATTGTTTTTCCGGCAGACACGAGGTCTCCAGATATTTTTTTATCAGGATCAAACTTTGACTTCTGGATTTCGTACTCGGATTCAAGCTCCTCGTAAACTATTGGCTTTGTATCACTTACCAAATTTTCAAGAACAGAATGAACTATATTCCCGAAGAACCGCAGCCTCACCAAATGCCCTGGGCTCTTTTTGTATATAAGTATAAAAATATTTAGACGGGCATTGCTTATATGTGTCTATCCTTGAATAGGAAAAATCTGTTAGTGACAACCTTTGAAGAGCATCTATTTGATCAATATTTTTTACAGCTATTGACATCAGTTGTCTTCTTGATAATCTTCTATTACATTACCCTCAGAATCATATTCTATTCCATTTTCATCGATAACATGACCGTTATAAATATTTTTATACTTTCCTTCACCAACCGGTACCCAACCCGTATTACCGATTTCCATATGATCATCTTCCGTGTATGGCCACTGCATAAAACCTACCTTATTGAAATAACCACGTCATTGGCGGTATCCATGTTGTAATAGTAACTAAGAAGAGAATACAGATCATATAGCTCTTCTTCAGAAGCATAAAAGCCAACGACTCCAGATTGAATAAAAAAACTACTTCTATCGTTTGGCTCTTCATATTCTACTAGGGTTAAATTGTTATAAGCCAGTCTTCCTACTTCTTTTTCTTTCATGTCAATCCTCATCTACTATGGTTATTGGATTAAAGTTTGGATCGCCCAACTTTTCTCTCATATCTTTCACGTAAGAATCCCAATCTCTTTCATCTTGAGTTTTCTTTTCGTAGTTTACTTTACCTTTAAATGGATTAGATTTAAATCGCGTTATAATCAGTCTGCCCTCCTGAGTTCTCCATCTTAAGACTCCGTTTTTGCAGTCGCAAAAGTCGTCTGGATGAGGATCGGTTTTTCCCAACGGATCATATCTACCGCTACAGGCACCGCACTTACTGTATCTGCCTTTATCTTGGCACCTATTACAAGATGAGCAAAATGTCCAACAGGGTTTTGTGGATGGATTCTGGTATGTCCCAGGAAGCGTCATGTTGATAACTCCAATTCTAATATCTGCTCTATTATTGGCACTATTTTTGTTGATGACAGTGTGTCAAACTTATAAGTATATTTATGTTTGTCGTCTTTAACTTCAAGAAAAACTGGTCTGTTTCCCTTATTAGAGGATATTATATCATATATTTTGTCCAAAGTCACTTGTGATATATTGAAGTTTGATTTAAAAATAATTGGTTTTCCTCCGTGAAATATTTTTGTATCAACTTTATCAGATGAATTATAAAATATTTTAACTATAGAATTTTCTTCATCACTTTCCTTGTTTAAGGTGCCATGAACAAGTAGTATATCGCCAACATTAAAATAATTTTCTTCTATACTCTTTGCGACTCTGGGAAACACTAGGACTTCGGTACTAGAAGATATGTCTTCAAGGGTAAACTTGTACATTTTTTCACCTTTTTTAGTGGTCATTTTTTTAAACGAGTTTATTATTCCGCCTATTCTAACCTGAGTGCCAGAATCAAATTCCTTTAGATCAACTATTTCATTCGAAATTTGGCTACTTATCACGTCCCATATGCCCATCACTGGATGGTTTGTAACGTATATGCCAAGCTCATCTTTTTCCTTCTCGAGTATTTCCAATTCTATTCTTCTGCTTATTTCTAAAAGCGGATCATCGTCCATCAACTCGTCAAACGCACCGGAAGAAGAAAGGTGTTCTAAAGTTGACTTTTTAAGAATAGATGGGTCGCATCTTCTGAAAAAATCATATATATTTAAATAGGGTTTTAGCGGGTCTCTGCTTTCAACTATTGTTTCGGCTATTGTATTTCCAATTCCGTCTATTGCAGATAAGCCAAATATTATTTTGTCGTTTTCAAAGACCTCAAAATCTACCCCGGATCTATTTATAGAGGGCGGCATAACTTCTAAGCCCAATCTTCTACAATCGGTCAAATAAAAAGCCTGCTTATCTTTGTTTCCCACAACCGAAGACATCAAAGCCGCCATATATTCTGTGGTATAGTTTGTTTTTAAGTAAGCTGTTGTATAGGATATCATTGCGTAACTAGCGGCATGGGCTCTGTTAAAACCATATCCGCCGAAATATTCAATGTCAGAATATATTTTATTTGCTTTTTCTGGAAGCATGGCGGAATTTCTTACGCAGCCCTCGACAAACTTTGATCTAAACATGGCAATTTTGTCCATTAATTTTTTTCCGATAACCTTACGAAGATCATCAGCTTCAGCCGAACTAAAACCAGCAAGCTCTCTTGCGACTCCAAGAACGTCTTCCTGATAAAGCATGATGCCCAAAGACTGACCTAAAACTTTTTCAAGCTTTGGATGATCGTAACTTATCTTGGCTCTTCCATGCTTTCTGTCTATATAAAGTCTATCCATACCTGAGCCCATTGGGCCTGGTCTATAAAGCGAAATGAGTGCCATTATATCTTCAATATTATGGGGTTGCAATTGAACCATGAGTTGTCTCATTCCAGATGATTCTAATTGAAAAACTCCTGCGCAGTTGCCCTTGCAAAGCTCTTCGAAAGTTTTTTGGTCGTCCAATGGAATATCGTCTACGTTTATTGTTATGCCTTTGTTTTTTTTAACTAGATTTATACAAGAATCTATTACTCCCAAGTTTCTTAGACCAAGGAAATCTATCTTTAACAGGCCGCATTGCTCTACTCGACCCATGTCCCATTGAGTTACAATCGGATTGTCTACACCTTTTTGCATGATGGGTAAATAGTCGGTTAAAGGCCCCTTGGATATAACTACCCCAGCTGCATGTATTCCAGTCTGTCGGACCAAACCCTCCAAGGTAAACGCCGTATCTATAATGTACTTTGAGTCTTTGTCCAAATTGTATTCTTTTTTAAATTCCTCTGTTTGCATGCATTCAGACAAACTCTTTGATACCCCAAGAACTGGAGGCGGAACAAGTTTTGAAACTTTGTCTCCGGCCGAAAAATCATAACCCAGAGCTCTCGCTGCGTCTCTTATCGACTGTTTTGCGCCGGTTCTATTAAACGTACATATGTGAGCTACTCGGTCATCACCATATTTACTTTTTGCATATTCTATAACTTTGTCCCTATATCTATCATCAAAGTCAAGATCAATATCCGGCATCGATTTTCTTCCCTCGACCAAGAATCTTTCAAACAGAAGTCCGAATCTAATTGGATCAAGATTCGTTATATCAAATGCATATGACAACACACTTCCTGCGGCGGAACCTCTTCCCCAGCCTACTCTTATGTCATTTGATTTTGCCCATCTAACCAAATCAGACACAACCAAAAAATATTCAGGAAAACCCATTTCCTTTACCACTCTTATCTCATGGTTTGCCCTATCGACTATGTGCTGAGGAAGTGTATTTCCATATTTTAGCTTAAGCCCATCCCAAGCCAGTCTTTCAAAATACTGTTCAGAGGATTCCTTTGTTGGAATTGGAAACTTTGGAAAATGTATTTCGCCAAACTTTAAGTTTATATCAACCATGTCGCACACTGACATCGTATTTTTTAACCACTCAGAACTAAACAAAGATTCCATTTCGGAGTACGATTTTAAATAAAAATTATCACCAGAAAAAGAAAACCTATCTGGAGTATGAATAGTTGAGTTAGTGGCCACGCATAACATTACATCGTGCGCCCTAGCGTCTTTTTGGTGCACATAATGACAATCTCCAGTAGGAACGATTTTTGCGCCGATATGCGATGCTATTTCTATCAACTGGTTTGATATTCTTCTTTGCTCTGACAATCCATGGTCTTGTATTTCTATGAAATAGTTTTCTTTGCCCACGATGCTTTGCATTTTATAGGCTGAATTAAGGGCATAGTTGTAGTCGCCCCTAAGAAGAGCTTGGGATATTTCACTGTTGAGACAGCCCGACAAAATTATAATGCCATCAGAGTGCTGAGATATAAGCTCGTGATCTATTCTTGGCTTAACGTAATAGCCTTCCAAGAAGGCTCTTGATGACATTTTTATAATGTTATGATAGCCGGTATTATTTTTGGCCAATATAGTTATATGATATGGACCTCTTTGCTCCCACTCGTTTTTTGATGGACCAGATCTTTCCTCTTCGTCTCTGTCAAATCTTGTTTTTCTTGCTTGATAAAACTCACTTCCGAAGAATAGGCTTTATTCCACTGGATTGTGCTGCGTCATAAAAGTCAAGCCAAGAATGTATGTTGCCGTGATCGGTTGTTGCCAAACCAGACATGCCAAGAGCCTTTGCCCTAGACAAATATTCTTCGACATCACCATGTCCGTCAAGCATGGAAAAAACCGTGTGGTTGTGCAGATTAGTCCAGTTTTTCATCCTATGCCCCTATCTTTATCGGAGCTGTCCAAAGATCTGTTTCTAGTTTCCCTATAGGTTATAACAACAACCCCACCACAATACTTGCACGGGACAGCCAGACCCTGTTGGGCAAAAGGATTTTTGTACATGTAGTTCATTGGTTGATCGGATTTACACTCGGAACAAACCCCTATTACGTCATCTGGATTTTTTATGTTATCGGACATTTGTATCCTCTTTTTCGTTCTTGTAAGCAAATCTTATTGGCGAAGGCATGGACTCCTCGCTTCCTTCGATATATCTGTCTCCTATTGTAATCCACTTTTTCTTTTTTTCTAAATTGCAATCGCCGCATCCGACTCCAGCGGTGTTTGCTCTTTCGCAAGTGTATGGCCTACCGCCAATCCCAAGCTGTCTTCTTTTTATCCAGTCATTTATGTGGCTTGTAGATTTTTCGTAATTAAAATCATCGCACAGACTTAATATTTCATAAAGAAACTGTATTGAATCTTCGCTATAAGTCAATATTGAACACAAAAAAAGTCTAGTCTCGTGACTCAAGGTTTTGGTTCTTTTTGCTTCTTCTATGTGTCTTTTTATTGCTGGACAGTTTCTTAGAAGTTCTTTTTTGGTAAACTTTTTTTTGACTTCTGATAGTTCCTTGAATGATTTGGAGCCATGTTTATTGAAATATTCAAGAAAATCTTTGGATCTTTCTTTGTCTATTTCCATGTCGTGAGTGAAGTTAAGGTACCACTGATTTGCGGCCAAACTGAAGAGGGGCTCTGGCACTGTGTTGTCTTTGGGGGTTGAGCAAAATTCTTTTATAACTGACATGTTAGAAAAAAGTATATCTTTTGTTAATAAATTTTTATAAAGCCCCGTATCCTGGTGCACTGTGCCGGGATATCTCCACATTCTTCTTTGATCATAGACGCTAAAGTCTATATTGCTTAGATTTAACTCCGCTTTAAGCTTGTTTGCTATATATCTATATATGTTTGGAAGCGCATTTGAGGGACTTATTCCGAGGGTTATTGCTTCACATTCTATATGAAAACCTTTTTTTCCAGTAAAATATACTAACAAAGATTGACTTGGAACTATTTTTTCTAGATATGAATAAAGAATTTGAGCTTCAGACAAAGAAGTTGCCCCATCTTCAGAGTCTATATCAAAATATAAAGAGCCAAGCCTAACCGCCTTGTCTAAATCAATGCTATCGTAATGCCACACTGAAGTATATATTCCGAACATTTCCGTTTTCTTTAGCATACTGATCTATCTCGTCTATATGCATAAAGACTGGTAGGTCATCCTTTTTTTCTCTGATGACTTTTTTTAGGCTATTTACGTACTTTGCAACTTCTACAAACTTCCATTTATTTGTAAACTTTGAATTGTCTGAAGTTAATTTCATAATATTTTTGATGTTTTTTTTTCTTCTTTTGTATTTGCTATTACTATTTTTTTGTTGTCGTCAAAATAACAATTATTGTTACGATAATATATTGATTCTTTTATATTGAATTCAATATCTAAAATCGATTTATATCTTTTCTTTAGTCTCTGATCCAGATCCATCTTTTTTCCATTTCGGGTTTATGAGATCGCTGTCTTGTATTACGAGGTGTATTTTAGATGCAACGTTGTCCGCCAAATGAACTATGAAATCCAAATAAGTTATTGGATATGTCTCTGGAACTGGCGACCATGGTCCAAGATGGCAGCGAACTAGCCTAAGTATGGATTGAACTACATCTTCAGACAAATACAGTGTTGAAGAGTCAGATTCTGAGGCGATTTTTTTATCGTGTAGTCTGCACTTATCCACAAACTTACCCACAGCGTAGGGATGCATGGGATCATATCTAACCGCAGAATCATGCGAATCTTTTATCCCCTTGCAAACATCATGCAAAAGAGAAGCCGCTATGACTATATCTTTTTCTTCTGCACTTAGCGTATAAGAATCCGCAAATATTGCAGCTATTCTGGTTACTCTTTTAGTGTGAATCACATTGCCGCCCGTCCCGTGTTCATCGTTTGGATGATACTTTCCACTAAAGCTCGAAGGAATATCCCAAAAATTTTCCGCTTTAAACAAAACAGATCTGACGAATGACTTTATGGCGTCGTCTGAAATCAAGTTTATTTCATCAATTAAAGGCTGAAGCTTTTCGTCCTCTATTTTGGAGAGGCCATTTGAATTTTTGTCCACTAGAATTTCATCTAATATTGACTTGGTCATATTTATTCCTTCTTCCACTTTGAACATGGATCATCGAACGGGCACTTTTTGCAGTAGGGTATTAGTCCTCTTTTATGCATCAAGACTTCCGTAGCATCTATTTTATCACACCAGTGATCAAAAACCATTATGTCGTCTTCGCTCAAGGTGTACTCTTGAAAACCAACATTTTGACTCATGATGTCTATCAACCCGTACTTAACGGATCCAGCTTTATCCGGATGTCTAGTTTCAAAACCCTTCTTAAGGCACACGAAGTCTGTTTTGTAGGTGTCTTTTTGGCTGTGTCTGTAGTTGAAAATTATTTTTGTAACATAAAAAGTTTTATTAAAAAACATAATTATGTCAAATGTGTCTTTTATGTTTGTTCCTTTTTTGGTTGACACATAATAATCCTCAGATATAGCCAAAGGTACAAAATCAATTTTTGAGTACTTATCATAGAACAGTAGGAGAGCGTTTGCGGCTTTAGTTGTCAAGCTTGCCATGTTGCCATAAACTGTTTCGTGCTGCTCCGTGATTATATCATAGGAGCTAGTGTTTTTGGGAAACCACATTTTTTCCCATCTGTTTAAAATGGCGGAATATGAGGGTATGACTCCCGATTGTTTTTTAAACATAAAAAAATATATTATATTCTTCATAGTTTTTTCGAATTTTTCAGAGTTAATATCTCTAGAGTATATTTTTTCCGACATTTTTTGCAGATGCCTATAATCAAAGAGTCTTTCGCATATCTGAAAATCTTTTATTCCTTGAACACTTAAAACATTCATCAGTGAAAATCCTTATCGTTTAGAAGATCATCCAAAAGAGATGAACCGGAATAAGAGTCATCCGTTACTGGCTCGTATTCCTCGTATACTTTTTTGCTATCCACATACTTAACAAGCGGAGGATCGTATAAAAATGCCGATCCAGTTATTCTGTTTTTAGGAATCTGAAGCTGCATTATGTTTTCATCTTCCGTCTCGTCATCTGTGGCGAGTCTTTTTTCCGTAAGAAATATAGTAACTGCACACTTTTGTTGAATCGTTAAAGATCCACCAGTATCCGACTGCTGAACAACTTCTCTTTTTTCTTTCATTCTATTTGCGTTTTCTTGTGCTGTTATTATAAGTGCACAGTTCATGTCTCTAGCTAGCTTCTCAAGTCTAACCATCATCTCCTCGAACTCACCCCATCTAGGCTTGCCTTTTCCGCTACCTCTGGTAAACATGGATTGTATTGTGTCTATTATAACAACGTCAGGTATGTCGACATTGTGGCCCAATATGTCTCTTAACCAAAACTCCAAGTCCTCAAAATACGGAGTGTCCGGATCATGCCTAACCATTAATCTATCGCCCCACATCATAAGCTTCTGCTTGAAAATTTCAAGATACTTTTCTTTTTCTTGATCACTCCATTTAGAATACTCTGCATAGACGTTTTTTCCTATTATCTGTGTCATCAAAATTCTTTCCCAGTGCCCTATAGCTTCTTCAAAGTTAACGTAAAGAACCCTATATCCATTGTCAAGCCAGTTATTTGCAAGGCATTTGGCAAATGTGCTTTTACCCTTTCCGGATGCGGCTATAATTGCGTGTACTGCGCCCCTAAAGAATCCTCCACTGTCAGTATAACCCATTGCTCTATTAAGAGCTTTAAATTGAGTAGGAAGAAAATTAGGTATGTCTAACAGTGAATCAACTCTTTGTATTATGTCACTACCAGTAGTGACTTTTTCCAGCGGATCATATCTTATTTGGCTTTCAAGTTCTCTTATTTCTGAAGTCAAGACCTGTATTCTGGCCAAATCGCTTTCGTCTTTTAGACCCTTTTGGGTGAGAATTGATTGAAGTTCTTGAAGATAATTTATTTGCTTTCTTTTTTTAGCCTTATATTTAACTAGTTCTGCAACAGATTCTGGGGTAGAGAGCTCCAGGGAATTTAGTATGTCCAACATTATGGAAACTCCAGCGTTGCCGCCCAAAGCCTCGTAAATATCAGAGTCTGTTTCCAGCCAAGACTTAAATGCTATGGGGTCCACAATGTCAAGATTTGTAGCATTATAATAGCCAAGAATGGCTATATAAAACTCATTTATTCCTTTTTCATTGTGAATTGCCCCAACCATTTCCTGGGGAAGATTATCCGCAAAGTACCTAACCGCACCCTGCTTTTTTAGGCAGAGTGCAAATATTTGATACTCTAAAGGAATCTTATCTTTATTTGTTTCGTTTGTCTCTGGTGGCATTTCTTTTTTCTTTGGAAAGTTTGTAGGTTTTTTTTCTGTATTCTGAGTTCTTTTTTTTCGCTATTTTATATGCAGTAGTATCTATTATACGCTTTTTTGGTTTTTCTTTGGGCACGTAGGGACTGTTTCTTATTGCATCAATCATTCTTTCGAATACTGCTTCTTCTGTCAACTTATCGTTGTATCTAAAAACAATCAACGCTATCCCGTTCTGCCTACACCATTCCATTTTTTTTGAATCTCTTTCCAGGGCTTCTTCGAATTCATATTTTGATTCAAAGAATCTTTGAGTATAAAAAAAATGTTGCCTTCCATGATACTCCGCAGCTATTCTATAGCTTGGGCAATAAACGTCTAGTTTCATTTTATCGCCTATATGGAACTCATTGACAATCTTTTCACTGGGTATGAGTTTTTTCATTAT